ACTGACAGCTCTTTTAATAGCACGATTAGGTATCACATGGGGTATTATATCAGTTGGTTCTTTGATGGCAGGAACAGGGTACTTTGGATATAGTGTCATACAAAGTAACATACTCATAGATGTGACTTGGACTTTGATAAGTATGACACTTATTGCTACGTTACAATTCTATTTAAACTTTAGAACTCAATACAAACTTAGACAACAAATCAAGAAACAATTTGAACATTACCTTGACCCAAGACAAGTGAAACAATTACAAGATAACCCTGAACTTCTGAAGTTAGGCGGAGAACGAAGACGTTGTACGTTTTTATTTACAGATGTTCGAGGCTTTACAAGTTTATCAGAACGATTAGAACCTGAAGAAGTTACAAAGATTATGAATAAAGCATTAACGATACAAGCTGATGCAGTTAAAAAGTATGACGGTATGGTGGATAAATATATTGGAGATGCAATGATGGCTATCTTTAATGCACCTATTGACCTTGAAGACCATGAGACCAAAGCCATCCTAGCAGCCCAGAAAATAAAACAAGATATGGCAGAAGCCGATTTAGGAATAGAGATAGGTATAGGAATAAATACAGGAGAAGCAGTTGTAGGTAATATGGGAAGTGATACAAGGTTTGATTACTCTGCTATTGGCGATGCTGTTAATCTAGCTGCAAGACTTGAAAGTTCTACAAAAGAAGTTGGGGAAGATATTGTAATTGGATACACAACTGCCATGAATTCTACCATAAAAACTAGATATTTAGACCCTATAAAGGTAAAAGGTAAAAAAGACGAGATAATTATCTACACAATTGCGTAAATCCTCTGAGACAAACAGAGAAGCCCTGTATTAAAAAGTTGTACAATTTGAAGCAATCGTATTAGGTACTATTAGATATGTTAATACAGAGCATACAGTGATGTCAATTTTCTTTATTCGGTCATTTTTCGAGCATTTAAGTTAGCTTCTATATAATTATGAACTTCATCCAGTTTTTTTGTAGCTTCTCGCACTACAGTCTGTAATGTTGAATATTCTTCTACACTAAAATACTTTTTTAATTCAGTAATATCTACCGAAGTTCTTTCAGTAACTAAGTTACCTGCTCTATTATAAATAAGTTTGTAAGCTAAGAGGATAGCTTCATCCCTTTTTATTCTCATTTTTCTAATCCTGTAAATGTAATTGTATCTTGTCTCCCTCTTAGACCTGCTTTCATATATGTAGTAGCACGACCTTCAAAGAAGTTTTGATGCTCTACGCCTGTTACTTCGTCAATCCAACCAAGAGGATTTTCTCTTTGGTCATAGTTAGTCTTAAGACCAAGTTGTAATAATCTTCTATCTGCTATATATCTATTGTAAGCATACATATCTTTTTTAGTTAATCCTTGTATGTCACCCATGTCAAACACAAGGTCAAGGAATTTATCTTCAAGTGTAACCATATGTCTACATATCTCATATAGTTCTTTTTTGAAATCATCTGTCCATATTTCTATGTTTTCTTTTATAAATTCTCTAAAGAGTTTTGTCATTGCTTCAACGTGTAAAGATTCATCACGTATAGAATAAGTAACTATCTGTCCCATACCTTTCATCTTACCGAATCTTGGAAAGTTTAATAAGATTGCAAAGCTACTGAACAACTGTAGTCCTTCTGTAAAAGCTGAATAAACTGCTAAAGTTTTTGCAATGCTTTCTTTCTTAGCTTTAGTAGGTTTAAAAGTACCAACATAATCATGTTTGTCTGACATCTCTTCATACTCTGCAAAAGCTTTATACTCTATCTCAGGCATTCCAACTGTATCAAGTAATAAACTATAAGCATGTTGATGGATTGATTCCATGTTTGCAAAAGAACCCATCATCATTCTTGCTTCAGGTTTCTTAAACAATGGCATATACTTATCTATATATCCTGCACCTACATCTACATCTGACTGAGTAAACAATCTAAATATTTGTGTAAGTAAATTCTTTTCAACTGGTGTAAGTTCTTGCCAATCTTTTACATCTGTATGTAGTGGTACAGATTCAGGCATCCAATGCATTTGATTCTGTAATACATAGTAGTCAAACATCCACGGATATTCAAACGGTTTATAATAGTCTCTAGTTTTTAGTAAGCTCATTTTTCTTGTCCTTTTTCTTTTTGTTATTAAATATTCTGTCCCAATTCTCTTTGTATTTTTTTTCATTAGGATTTCTACGTCTAGAACCCTTACCTCCGTGCCACTGACTCATTATCCCTCACAAGCAAGACACTCGGTATCTTCTAAATTAATTCTAGGTACTTTAACATTTACATTTTCTACAGTTCTTGCAGCATTAGAACGGAAATAATAAAGTGATTTAAGTCTGTTCATACCATACCAATGAACATCATTTACATACTGCATATATTCATCATGTATTTTTTGAGGCTCTGTAGCTTTAGGTAATGTAAAGAATAAATTAACAGACTGTGCTTGACAAATAAACTCTTGTCTTTTGTAAGCATGTTCAACAATCCATATTTGATTTATTTCATTAGCAGTTTTAAATATTTCTTTTTCATCATCAGTAAGAATATCTAAGTGCTGAACAGAACCTTCATTACCTGTAATATCTTTCCATAGTGCAGTCAACTCGTCAGCTTTAAGTCCTTTAGACTTTAAGAGTTTTTCAAGGTATTTGTTTTTAACTTGGTAACTACCGGATAAAGTTTTGTGAGTATAGCAGTTAGCCCTATAAGGCTCGATACTAGGAGAAGTCCCACTGCAGATGATACCACTACTAGCGTTAGGAGCAATAGCAAGGAGATTAGCATTACGCTTACCACTACCGTGGATATCAGGAGCCTCGCCCCTTTCAATAGCCAACTCTTTAGTTGCTTCTGTCGCCTTGAGTTTAATGTAAGTAAATGCCTTATAGTTAAACCCAGATGCGTAAATACCCTCGAAAGGGATGTTCCTACGTTGAAGATAAGCATGGAAACCCATAGCACCAAGCCCGAGACTCCTTTCTCGATACGCTGAATAGGCACTCTTAGTGAAACCCTCCTTACCTTCTCTAACATAGTTTTGAAACCTTTTAAAATTTGCACTGTATTCTCCTAGTTGTGTTGTATCTATTGCGTTGTCAATATAATGTTGAATTATATTATCAAGCATGGTTATTAAATCTTGTATAAAGTTATCGTCCTTTGACCATTCATCAAAGTATTCTAAGTTTACAGAAGACAAACAACATACTGCTGTTCTTTCTTCATCAGTTGGTAAAGTAATCTCTGAACATAAATTACTTTGACGTATCTTTAATCCTAAATCTTTTTGTTGTTTTGGTAAAGCTTCGTTACACTTATCAATATTGACCATGTAAGGCTCACCTGTTTCAGCCCTGGCATTTATTATTTGCCACCATAAGTCTCTAGCATTTATAACTTTAACAGCTTCATTAGTCTTAGGGTCAATCAATCTCCAGTCTTCATCTTTTTCTACAGCTTCAAGGAAAGCATTAGTAATGTTTACACCGTTATGAAGATTAAGATTTTTTCTGTTTATATCCCCACCAGATTCTTTTCTCATGTTAATAAACTCTTCAATCTCCGGATGACTTATATCCATGTAAGCTGCATAGCTTCCACGTCTAGTAGTACCTTGATTAAAGGCTAACATCTGTGAATCAACTACATGGATGAAAGGAATTGAACCAGTAGAACGACTGCCATGAGTAGTAGAAATACCGTTGCTCCTAATATCGCCCCAATATCCACCGATGCCTCCACCTGAACTTGCCAACCATATATTTTCATCATAGTGAGCAGATAAACCACTGCGACTGTCAGGAACATAATTAAGGAAACAACTGATAGGAAGCCCACGAGTGGTTCCCCCGTTACTAAGAATAGGAGTGCTAAACATGAACCAACGAGAGGAACTGTAGTTGTAAAGTCTTTGAGCCAACTCAAAATCCGTATCGCCTTTGAAGGTTGCTCCAAAGACTGATGCTCTTGCGAATGCTTCTTGTGCATGTGTTTCTCCTTCCCAAAAATATCTATCTTTGAGTGTATCTAAACTAAATTTATCAAATTCTTTTTCTTTATTATAGTTTATTTCAATTCCTAAGTAAGGCTTAGTTCCTATTTTATCCTCAACCATTATCTTGTTCCTTATTGTTTACATATAATGCTATTATAGCATAGTGAATTATTTTATACAAGTCTAAATTATTCTTTCCATTCTTTTTTCCAAACCTCATAGCATACTTCATAATGTTTCCAAGACAGAATCCTTCTCCGTATCCTGAATCAATTATCATATCTGTTGCTTGATACTTACCATTAGCATAATGTTGGTCATAAGTATTACCTATATAAGCCTTGACTTCGTTTACAATCTTATCTTCATTAAATTTATAATTCACTACTCTTCCATTCCTTTGGTAAACTTTCTTCGTTATACCATCTAAAGTTATTTGTTTCTGCCCACTCTGCATGAGTTCTTTTTGTCCCATCTTTTCTTACCTTTGCTCCCGGCATTGGAGAGAAAGGTTTTTGGAAAAGAAAGACTAACTCATAATTATCAGGTAAAGCATCCCTAATATGTATGTACTTACTATACTCCGCATAGTCCCAAAACCTACCTTTAGCTTCAATCAATATTGTTCTATCATCTATAACTTTTACAAAGTCAGGTTCATATGTATGTTTAACTACATAGTTTATGTTATCCCAATGATGACTCCAATCTTTTAAAACTGTTTGGTGTATTTCATATTCCCAAATACTATCATAGCCTTTAGGAACATTTACCTTTTTAGGTCTAGGTTTTCTTGGTACTCTTCTAGGCATTGTCAATAGAAGAATCGTAGTTTTTAACTAGCTTCCAGTATTCAAGTATAGCATTAAACATACCTAGATGTCTTTCATGAGATTCTTCATCCCATATATGATATAATATTAATCCAGTGTCAGCTCTGTCTACAAAGATAGAAACTCTTTGAGGGTTATTTATATTACAACCTTGAGCATATGCTGAT